TATGATAGAAATACTTAAAGATGGCGGTCTTGTTACAGATGAACAAATACAAAAACGTATGGCAGTTAAAAAAGAAAAACTAATGAAGTGGAGTTTATTGTTTAGTGAAGATTGATTTTGATGTAGATATTGATATGGCTAACCGCGATAAACTGCTTTGTGTGTTAGATAATATCACGGGCAGTATCAAACGTCCTGGTGGCATGGAAAAACACAACACAGGCGTTTATATACAGCCTATACCCCATGATCCAGTGACTGGGTTAAGTAATATTGATCATAAGGAAGCAGACGATTTAGGATATTTCAAACTAGATATACTTAACAATAGTGTTTACAACAATATAGAGTCAGAACAAGAGTTAGATAGGTTGTGTAATCAAGAACCTGTTTGGGAATTATTTGGCGCCAAGGAGATAGTAGAACAATTATTCCACATAAGCAATCATTATGACATTGTTAGTCAACACAGACCCACAAACATAGATCAACTAGCAATGATACTTGCAATGATAAGACCCGGTAAGAGATACTTAGTAGGTAAAAGTTGGAGTGACATTGAGAAGGAAGTGTGGATTAAAAGTGACAATGAAACGTACTCCTTTAAGAAGTCTCACGCATATAGTTACGCAATGGCTATAATTGTTCAATTAAATAAATTAGTCAGTCTTCTTGACTAATTGAATTGTTCTTCTTTTAATTCGTTTCTTAACTAGATTATGTGTACTGGTCACTGGACCAAATATAACATCTATATCTTTGTTATTGAATGTTTTTAAACAATTCCTAAATTCTCTCATTTCATTAAATAAAAACACGTCAATTGGAATTTGTCGATTACTTTCCCACCACCATATTTCGGCAAGTTCTACAAATTGTTTTTTATCTTCAGGTGCTACTAGCACATTATAATCATAAAATGATGTAACTGCATTATCTTGGTTTTGAATTATACCAAAGTATTCTTTCTCACCATAAGTAAGCATAGTAAAGAAAGGAAACTTTTCTTGTATTTCCTGTTGGTCCTGCATATTTTTATTTATACCTTTGTAGATAAATACATTATAAGGAATGAACATGTATGAGCAATTTAACACTATTAATGTATCAATCAAATACAATAAATCTTGTAAGAAAACAGGAGAATTATTATGTGGATAACAGAAGTATGAACAGAAAAGAATTTATAGTACACAAAGGCATGGACAATATTGTGTACATCAATATCACAAATCAAGATAGAAAAAAACAAAATGTGTACAATAATGATATACAAGCAGATATTATTAAGTACTCAACTAATGAAAAAGTTTTAACACGTTATGCAGTACCTGGACTTAATAAAGGCACAGCAGAACTTAAACTATCTGAAGAAGATATGAATTCTTTGGTGGAAGGCCAATACAAAGTTTCATTCAAGAATGTAGCCGAAGACGGAACCAAAACACCTATTTATTCTGATTACAACAACGGAATACTTTGTACATTAATAGTTAAAAACGATGCAAATCCTTCGCCAGTTGCAACACAGATTGCAAACGTCTGGAATCAAACAAAAAATACTCACAACGGTGATCCTGCAAACGTATTTACAAGTGGTTCCTTTACTGGTAATCAGCATAAAAACTTTAGAGATGCTACTCACACAATAGGATTATACTCAACAACATTTACAGGTAACGTTTATGTTGAAGCCAGTTTAGGTCTACAAGCACCTTCAAGCGATGATTCAAATTGGGCAAGTGTACCTGTAGTAAACAATTTAGAAAGAATACCAATGGCAAATGTGTCTGGTGTAACTTATTACAGTTTCACAGGCAACTTCAATTACTTAAGATTTAAATATTCTCCTGGTCCATCTAATTCAGGATCATTCGATAAAATTCTTTTAAGAAATTAAATAATAATATGCACAAATTAAACAACGGCATTCACGCCTGTGTGTTTCCTACCCGATGCGGAACTAGGTGGATAGCACAGAAATTTTTTCAAAATGACTTATTAGATTATATTGCACCAAATCATTTTTTTGATGATTCACAATACGATAAAAATTTACAAAATATCATGTTTGTCAGAAATCCGTTTATTAGAGAAAGAAGCATATTTCGTTGGAAAAAAATAATTGAAAAAGATTTATACGAAAAGATAGATTTTGATGAGTATGTACACAGTGATCTGTTTTATCATGAACCTTCTTTTGTAGGCACTTATCAAGAAAAAATTAAATTAATAGACAAATTTATACATCTCGAAGATATAAACATTTTTTTAAAAAAGGTATTTGATATTGATGCTAATTACATATTAGATTATCATGTACCAGCAGATGATCTAGACGATATAAATGCATATACAAATAAATCAAAAGATCGTGTATTAGAAAAATATGATGAAGACATAAAACTGATAAATTTTGACTTGACTTCATATATATAATCCAGTATAATAACAGCAATGGAGCACTCTGACGCAATACAACAGGTACACGAGTTACTAACATCTCACTTGCCTCACAAACACAAAAAGACACCAGCCGGCTGGGTAACTTTTAGTTGTCCTATGTGCAATGATAAAAGAGGCAGAGCAGGTATTATTGCTACAGGTCCTAAAATTGCATACAACTGTTTTAATTGTGGCTTTTCAACTGGATGGTCGCCAAGTAAAAAAATTGGTAAAAAATACAAAGACCTTGCAGTAAAGTTAGGCGCAACTAACGAAAGTGTCAAGAAACTTGTTCTAGAACTAATGAAGATAGAAGAGTTTGATAACGAAGTTGACGATATTGTAATAAATTATGAAAAATTTAAACCTGTAGAATTGCCAAGTGTTATAAATGTTAGAGATATTCCTAAACTTCCATATAACGAAGCACATGAAAAAATAATGTTGTATGCAGAAGAAAGAAAACTGTTAGAAACAGATTATGATTTGTTTATTTGTGACGACTTTATGTTAAAGAATAGACTGATAATACCGTTTTACTATAACCAAGAAATAGTAGGCTATGTAGGAAGGCACATAAATCCACCTACAAAGGAAACGCCTAAGTATATCAACAACAGTCAAGCAGGGTATGTGTTTAACATAGACAAGTACATATACTCAGATAGAGATATAGTGGTAGTAACAGAAGGTGTAATTGATGCTATTCTAATAGATGGCGTTAGTGTGTTGGGTAATACCATAAACGAAAGACAGATACAGCAGATAAATTCATTAAATAAAAGAGTAATCCTTTGCCCTGACAGAGATGCACCAGGCAAGGACTTGATAAGGCAGGCCGCTGAACTAGGGTGGGAAGTAAGTTTCCCACCTTGGCACACAGATATAAAAGATGTAGGTGATGCGGTGCTCAAATATGGCAGACTATTAACATTATCTAGTATAATTAAGTATGCTGTAGCAAATAAAATTAAAATTGAAGTACAGAGCAAAATGTTATGAGTGATATAAAAGAATACGGTGAAGATATACAAGAATTGTTTCTAAGATTTTTAGTTACAGATCCTGATGTATTTGTAAGGGTAAACAATATTGTTCAACCTTATATGTTTAATAGAAAATATAGAGAAGCAGTAGAGTTTTTAAAAGAACATGCTAACAATTATAACAGTATTCCAACACTAGAACAGTTAGAAGCAGTAAACGGCATTAATTTAAAACCGGTTGAAGACGCACATGACAGTCATATGAGTTGGTTTATGGATGAGTTCGAAACATTCTGCAGACATAAGGCATTAGAAAAAGCAATACTAGACAGCACAGACTTATTAGAAAATAAAGACTATGGAAGTGTAGAAGCACTTATTAAAGAAGCAACCAGTGTTGGCCTAGTAAGTGACTTTGGTTTAGATTATTATGAAAATCCCAAAGAAAGGTTACAATGGATCAAAGATCAAGCAGGTGCAATTAGTACAGGTTGGAAAAACTTTGATCAAAAACTATATGGTGGACTGAATAGAGGTGAATTAACTGTATTTGCCGGAGGATCAGGTGCTGGTAAAAGTTTGTTCCTACAAAACTTAGGTGTAAACTGGAGTCAAGCAGGACTTAACACAGTATATTTGAGTTTAGAGTTAAGTGAGCAACTGTCAAGTATGCGTATTGATGCTATGGTTAGTGAGTATGCAACCAGAGATGTTATGAAAAATATGGACGATGTCCATCTAAAAGTAGTAATGAAAGGCAAAGGTGCAGGTAAATTCCGCATAAAACAGATGAGCAATGGTATTAATGCTAGTGATATTAGATCGTTTTTGAGAGAGTATGAAATACAGACAGGTGTAAAAGTAGACTGTTTATTAGTTGACTATCTTGATTTAATGATGCCAATAAGTGGAAAAGTATCAGCAAGTGACTTGTTTATTAAAGACAAGTATGTATCAGAGGAGTTGCGTAACTTAGCAGTAGAATTAAACATACTATTAGTAACAGCATCACAGTTAAACAGAGGTGCAGTAGAAGAAATAGAGTTTGATCACAGTCATATTGCAGGTGGTATTAGTAAAATACAAACAGCAGACAATGTTATAGGCATATTTACAAGTAACGCCATGCGAGAACGTGGTAGATATCAAATACAGTTTATGAAAACACGTTCTAGTAGTGGTGTTGGCAGTAAAGTAGACTTAAAATTCAACCCAGAAACACTGAGAATTGAAGACTTAGATGAGGACGAAGATACTTACGATACTATTAATACGATAACAATGACAGATGCTATGAAAAGATCTTCAGTAATAAGAAGCGATGAAGATGCAACAGAGGACAATGTTGACATAGTACAACAAGGTTTGGCACTTAGGAATCTCCTCAAGAAGAAGTAAAATAGATAAATATGCTTAAACGGAGATAAGATGTCCTTAAATCACAGATCAATTCTAGACGAATTAAATTCAATTGTTTCAGAAAGAGACAAACTCAATGTAATTGAGTCTAGAGGCAACCATATTATTAAAAGTGCCTTAAATTTAATTGAATTAATTCAAGAAAATTTTGATGAAAATGAAGCATTAGACTTGCAAAGACGTTTAATTAATTCAATTAAAGGCAATAGGCCTGAAAGATTTGTTAAGGGTGTACAGATTATCAAAGAATCAAGGTCTAATACAAATGAAGATTAACGAAGTCATATTACGCGAAGATGATAGTTTATCAGACTATCAAAAAAAAGCACCTGCTAAAAAATGGAAAAGCATTGTTAGTGATCCTAAATATTCTCATGTAGAATTTGAAGTTGATGGTTACGAGTATAAAGGATATATAGATAATGCACAAAATATATTCTATGTATACGATGACAGGGCACAAGATTTTATCCCGGCAGATCCTTCTTTTACTAGAAGAGCGTTTCAAAAAAATACATCAGCAAGAATAAAAAATCTATTAAACTTAAAAAGATGGGATGATGTTAAAGCATGGTGGGATCCTACTAATCAAGCCAAAGCGGGAGCAGGAGTTGCCGCTAGATATAAAGATGATAACTGGTTTGTAAAAGGAATGGCAACACTCGGAGCCAGAGCAGGTGGTAAACTAGACAATATTATTAAAAATAAAAGAACTAATAAACAACAGGGCACTACATGGGAACAAGTGTATGGCGTCCAACCTCCAAAACCCGGTGACAAAATACAATGGACCACTAGTGATAATGTATTAAGAACTGGTGAATTTATACAATTTACAGCAGATTCAGACGGCGACGGAGTACCAGATGTACAAATAAAAGGATTCTTTAATCCAGAAAATCCAAAACAATCAACTACAACAGGTATTCCTAGTAAAAAAATTATTTCTATTAACGGTGTTAAACTTGTACCACAAAAACTATCAGGCAAACAAAAGCAAAAATTAACTACACTAGATCCTGCAGATTCAGGAATAGAAAAAATAGACACGAGTTATTAATGAGAGCAGTTGATCTTACTAAAGGGTACTTAACTGAATGTGTAATTCATCACAGACTAGATGAAAGCAAAAACACTCACCTTGAACATTTAGAAGATTTAATTTTTAATGACGGGTTACCTGGTGGTAAACAAGCAATACAATATCTTTACAGTTTTCATGAGATGCTGAAGGGTAGTGCAAAAACCAAATTCAACTTAACAACAAAATGGGACGGTGCTCCAGCAGTATTTGTAGGCACTGATCCAGCAGACGGTAAATTTTTTGTAGGTACTAAAAGTGTATTCAACAAAAGAAATCCGTTAGTAAACAAAAGCATACAAGACATCAAAGCAAATCACGAAGCAGAAGGCTTACAAGAAAAATTAATTAGTGCATTTATGCATTTACAAAAATTAAATTTTAAAGGAAAAATTGTACAAGGAGATTTACTATACACAGACGACAGCATATCAGATGCAAATATCAAAGGCGAAGAATTTATAGTATTTAAACCAAATACAATTATATATGCAATTCCAAAAAACAGTAATCTTGCAAAAGATATTTTACGTTCTAAAATAGGCATAGTGTTTCACACAGAATATGTTGGAGGCGGCGAATTAGCAGACATGTCAGCAAAGTTTGGGTTTGATGCAAGTAGTTTAGGCAGTCATCCAGATGTTTGGCACAGAGATGCAATCATAAGAGACTACTCAGGGCAAGTAACTTTCACTGAAGATGAATCACGAGAGATGGCCGAACTCATTAACAATGCAGATCAAAACTTAAAAGCAGTTACAGATTTAGACTTTCTTAAAAATAATGAATTTGGAGATGACTTGAGAATAAGAATTAAGGCAAGTGTAAATAAAATTATTAGAGAATTAGTAGGCTTTGAACAAGATCCAAAAGTATTTGCTCAAAGATTTATTGCAGAGTACAAAGGCACACTGAAATCAGCAGTTGAAAAACTAAAAAGCGATGACGGTAAAGTAAGAAAAACAAAATTGATGATAGACGGCATTAAATTTTTAGAAAGCAATCAAGAAGAAATAGAAAAAGCATACGTTGTGTATTTAGATTTAATCAAAGCAAAAGAAATGATAATTAAAAAATTAGCAAACATAAAACAAATAGACACGTTTGTACAAAACCAAGAAGGCGACTATGATGTCACAGGTGAAGAAGGCTTTGTTGCTGTTGATCATATTGGAAACGCAATTAAATTAGTCGACAGATTAGACTTTAGTGTTAAAAACTTTGGCACAGGGAGACCAGGCGCATAATGGAAACACCTAAAGAACAAAAACAAGCACAATATCAATTTTTAGGCGATCTACAGGAAAGTAGATTATACAGAACAACTGATGGATTCAAGCCATATACCAAAGATGATATGGCAGAATTACTAATGGTAACAACCATGTTGGTGTATGTGTTTGCACAAGATAAAAAATATAGACCATTTGCAATACAATATGCAAATGCAAATGTAAGACACGGAAAATATCGTGCAAGTAGATTAGGTGCTAACGATCATTACATGATTGCATACACAATTAATAATGATCGTTAGCACCTAATCTACTTTAACGAACAACTGATGCATCAGTTTATGACCAGCATAGCAAAAGGACAAATTCCAAATTCAATTTACTTCTTGAGATTGCAAAGACAACTTAAAATTAATGACATGGTCATACAAAATGTCAGAAGATTGGTATCTGATTGGAGCAGATTAAAATATAGGCAAAAGCAATTAGCAGTCACAAAAATGTTACACATAATGCGAGCCAAAGCAGTAAGAAGTGACCTGTATAAAACATTAAATAAATTTGCTAAAGAAAGAAATTATAAATTAGTTAATGCAACTAACACAGAATTAGACAAAGCAACCGATCAAACAACACTAAAACGTTTAGCAGTAGCAGGTGCATCGGCATACGTTGGTGCAGAATTTGGCCCAAGAATAACAGGCGGAAGGTTAGGACCTAAATCCGCGGCTGGGTTGGCAGGCATTGCCGCATACTGGCAAAGTAGAAAAAGGTCATAAATAGTAATATGAGAATCGACGAAGTAATAATCAAAGAAATCAGTAAAGCACAAAAAGATGCAATGAAACAGATGCGAGATATCCATACTCAGCGAAGAATACAGGGTGTTGGTACTGATACATCTACATATGGTCGCGATATGGGGCAGTCAATTGGAACAGATGTAGAGGTAGGAGATTTAAAAAATGTACCTAATGTTGGTAGTACTGATGTTGATGTAAGAAACAAGTCACAACAATCTCAAATTAATAAAAGGGAAGAGCCTCGTAAAAAAGAAGGTCCTAGTGATGCTGAGTTAAGAAGCAAAGCAAGAGCAGACGCACTAAAAGGTACATCACGTAGAGGATTAAACACTAAAGACGGCGACAGCGATGGTGTTAGAACTGGTAGCGATGGTAGAAAATTAAAACATCAAAAATACTATGGTAACCCTGCATTTGATCCCGATGCAGAATACGATACAATACTACCAAATTTTGGTGTTAAAAAAGGTATTAAAAAAGTAAGAAATACAGTAGCATCTTATATGAGAAATCCAAGTGATACAATGGCTAATTTAAGGTATAAATTCAAAGATTTACTGTCTGGAAAGTAAAAATCTCAATATATTTCAAAATCAAAACCCCAAAAATCTTACTATTTTGGATAAATAAAAGTAACCAAGTAATAGAATAGTTAAACAAAATAGTCTATTACACAGAATTAGGAGACCAATAATGGCATTAGTAAGATTAGAGGCAAACTCAGCAACAGCAGGTGAAGGTAACGGATTAGGTTCACAAACACATATAGCAACATATGACGATTTAGATTTAGCGATCGCTCAGTGTTCAGCAGGTGGTTCAATTGCAGGTGTTGACGTTTCAACAACTAACATAGCAGTTCAAACTACACTTACAGCGGCGGAAGTATTAGCATTCGCTAACGTAACAGCAGTAGTGGCAACTTTCTCAAGTTAATAACTATAAAATTTAGAAATTTTAACCCCCTTTTTTAAGGGGGTTTTTTTTGGCTATTGAAATAGTGTCATAATATACTGAGAAAATGATAAATATGCTTATAACAGTGACAGGAGACACATATGGCACAAACAAGATCAGGTGGATTATTAACGTCAAGTGAAGTACTCACAGGAGACGTAGAATTTTTTACATTGTTCACCACATTAGACATAACTGCCACAGACGATTTTACAGACGATACACAAAAAGATTTTGAAAGTTTAGTACAGGTAATAAGTTTGAGAGCACAACCAATGCTTATGAACACACCAATTGTAGTTGACGGAGTTTCGGCAGGATTAGATGACTACGGTGCACCAACATTAACAGGTGCAGGTTGGGTATTCAAGTTTGCATTTGAAAGACAAGGTGCTCATACATTAGACACATTGAAAGATGAATTAAACGGTATTGTCCTCAATGGCGGTACTGTAGATACTAAAAGTTCAGTAAATACTGAATTTTCTAAACAGGATGTATTATAATGGTAGACAAAAAGTTAGATAGCAAACCAGCAGAACAGTTGTATGCTAATGAGCCAGATTTAAAATCGCAAGTAATTGCTGATATGCTTCGCATAGAGCAAGTAACAACAGAAATCAAAGAATTCAAAGTTGAAGTAAAAGAACATTTTACTAAAATAGAAAACTGGCTTGTAGGTATTATGGCAGGCGTATTTGCAACAATGTCAAGTTTGATAATTGCATTAATATTTAAGTTATTTTAAAATGAAAATAGTTGAAGTAGAAGGAGTAATGGAGGCCAAAATGGTCTGGGCCAAGCGAGGCAGTAAAATTGTTCGCAAGGTTAGATGCACCAGTGGTCCACGCAAAGGCAGAATGGTGTCTAATGTAGGCCAATGCTCGAAACCTATCAACCTAAAAAAACGTATGACGCTCAAAAAGACAAGAGCAAGAGTTGGTAAGAGGATGGCAAGGAAAGCCGCTCGTACTAAAAGAAGAAGTCCAATTAGCAAAAGAGTTGCAAGGCTCAATAGAAGAAGATGAAAATAAACGATTTGTACGAATATAATAAAGGAATACAAGATCCAAATTCCAACGCGAAGCAGTCAAATAAAAATGACGACGAAATGGAAATGGAGCCATTCACACCTGACCAAGAAAAGGAAGTAGCAAAAGGTTTTAAGGCACTAGGAGCCAAGTTAGGTAAGCCTATAAATCCTAAAATGGCCGCCAAAGGCATAAACAAGACCATACAAGGCGAAAAGCCAACACCAGCACAATTACAATCAAAATTATCAATTGATGTACAATTTACAAAAGCAATGCAGACTCCTGCATTGAGAAATCAGTTAGCAAATATACTTAAAAAAGCCAATGACATGGATATTGACGAAAGCACACTTGCTAAAAAAATATTAAAAAAATTAACTGGTAAAAAAAATTTAACAAAATTCAAAAAAAGATCTAAATTACTCAAAGAAGCGGATCCAAAACTATTCGAAATAAATTTCAACAAAAAAGAAATAGCCATAGAGGCCTTGGATGCTCCTGTAAAATGTGGCTTTGAAGCAGAAACATTTTTTTATAGTGTAGACGGCAGAAGAGCCAGTGATGATATAGACAACATGAGCATTTCTGATATCGAATACGAATACGGTGATTTGCCTGACCAAGTATGGGAAAACTTTGAAGACTGGTTGTACACTAAAGGACAAGACGAATATTTAGATGACATAATAGAAGATAAAGTAAATGAGGTCAGAGAAGATGAAGACTATCTAAATGACTTTATAGATAGTGGGGCAGGACCAAGTTCAGAAGCAATCGAAATATACAAAAAAGATTTTGAAGAAAACGATCCAAAAGAATACGAAAACCGTGAGGAAGATGGTTGGGACTATATGAACTGGGTCAGAGAATATGTAGAAGAAGAATACGAAGATGAGTATTTGGCTTGGTTAAAAAAAGACGTTGCAGACGGTGATCTAGACGATGAGGCCAGAGAAGCCGCAAGAGATGATTATAGTGTAGAAGATTGGATATACGACAACTACAGTTACATGAGCAGTTTCCTTGATGATTATGGTTATGAGTATAATAGTAGCAGTGAAGGCAATGTTGAAGGTGTTGCAGATGAGTTATACAACTGGATAAAAGATAATAGTAAATTTACAGACTATCCGGAAATAGGTGAGTATGACTCCACTAATACCACAACTGCTTGGTCAGTAGAAACTGATAGCAGTATAGAAGCCGATGAAGGAGCAGGTGCAGAATTAATTTCGCCAGTATTTGATTCACCTAGAAAAATGCTTACAGAAATGAAAAGTTTATTTGACTGGAGTGAAAAAAACTTTGGCACAAACAACTCTACAGGACTACATGTTACTATGAGTTGGCAAGGTGAAAAAAGAGATTTAGTAAAAACAGACGATGATGAATTTTGGGGAGATGAGGCATCAGAACCAAACAAATTAAAGATGGCATTGCTATTAGGTGATGAATACTTACTTGCAGAGTTTGGTAGATTGCGTAACAGTTACACAAAAAGTCAATATCAAAATGTATTAAAATATGCAGAAGGCATGAAACGTGGTGATGCAAAAAGTTTTGAAGCATTTGAGAAAGAACTTGCTAAAGGCATAGACCCTGGTAAGTTTAACAGTATAAATTTTAAAGGCGAGACTGATAAAGACTCAGGAAATAACCTTATAGAGTTTAGAATTGCCGGCGGTGTAGACTATAACACAATGTATGATAAAGTTGTTAAAGCATGTGTGAGATATGCTACTGTAATGAAAGCAGGATATAGTAAAGATGCTTTTAGACCAGAATATGTTAAAGCAGTATTTAGATTATTGCGTAAGTCACAGGAAATAGATCCTAAAAAATTAAAAGATTTAGAAGTAGTTAATCACGAAGTAATAGATGCCGCCAAGAGCATTGTAGGCAAAAAAGATTACTTTGATGTAATTAAATTTCTAAGTGCCAGTGTTGAGTATTTACAAAACTATGAAAAATTAAGTAGTCCAGATGCAGATAAAATATGGAAGCAGGAAATAAAAGATTTCGAAAAAGGTACTGGTACTAAAGTAGAAATAGAAGAAGAAACAATCAAAGGATATGTACAGCCTAACAGTATGTCACCAAGCAAGAGAGCGGCAGGCGAATTAGACAAAGCACAAGATAGATTTGGATCAGCAGTAACATTATTAGCAAAAGACATAGCAGACGGTAATAACAGAGCACCTGTTACTGCTAAAAACATTGCGTCGTTTAGAAAGTTTGCCAAAGAATTACAACTAAACAGTGATAGCATGGAAACACTGGTTTTTTCAAGTATGGAGAATCATAACATTGAAGGTTCTGACAAAGACAAAGTATTAATATTACAAAAAGGAATAAACACTTTATTCAAGCAAGACATAATTAAAAACCCAGAATATTTATCTCCGCAAGATGTAGACCGCATTGCCAGTAAAATGTGGCAGTTCTATCAATCAGACGATAGCAAAGATAATGTCAAATTAGATAAACTTGCAGACTTACTGGTTGTTTTAACCCCTGCAAACAAAAAAATAGATGTCGAAAACACATTAAGAGAATTATCTCATGAAAGACAAGAAAATAGTTTTGTTGCTAAACTGAAAGGCCGTGGATGGAATGTAAGAAACGAGTTATTAAAAAGCAATAGAATTACCACAAAAGATTCAGCACAAGAATTATTAAAATTCTTAGAACCATATCAAGGTTACAAACATCCAACAAGCAGAGATCATCATGTTAATATTAAAAGTGATGACAAATATTCAGACGTATTCCAGATGAGGCTCACACAGAGATTAAGAGACAGGTTAGATCATTTGAAAGATCTAGAAAGGGAAGACAAAGAAAAATTTGTAACTATTGCTAAACAAGTAAGCAAATTAGGATTAGAATTATTGGAAGGCTTAAAACCTAGACCAGATCTTTGGGCCGAAGATGAAAATGGATACACACAAATCAACCGTGGCTCCGATGGAGAATCAAACTTGGCTTCGCATAGTAGTTTAGAACGTTGGAACGATGTAATGGACAGGCTTGTAAAAGCAGACAGTGAAATAGAGGCAGATGAACAAACATTTAATTTGCCTGCTCTTATAGATGATTATGTAGTAGGATCTATGCATATGGATAGATATTTTGCTTGGAAAGAAAACAACGGGCCTGAGCAAGGTGCTGTTCTAAGACAATTACATAAAGAAAGATTTGCGGCAATAAAAAAATTCTTATCAGGATTTGATAAAATATTCCAGAAAGAAGGATTTGTAAATCTTAAACAAGAAATACAAGCAAAAAATACATTAGATAGAAGAAATAGAGACTTTGAAAAGAATGTCAGAGACAACGCAAAAGCAAAACTTAATATACCAAGTCACAGTTGGGTGTATATAGACCGAGACTTTTTTGATACTATCACAGATGAAGACTATGACGACAGAGAAGCATATTTAGATAGCAATTTAGATCATTTTAACGACAAAGTAAACCAGAGTAAAGTTTATGTTATACCTTCCAGTCACTGGAGTGATGCCGAAGATGCCACAAACGGTTTAGAACTTATAGACACTTTTGAAAAAAATAAAAACTATTATCACACTTGGCGTAAAAAGGGTTATAAAAAAATAGTAAATAGATTCAACAACAAATATGGTTATAGTTGGAAGGACTTAAATGTCAAAGAAGCATTCATTCAAGGCGATGGTGATGTATACCACAAATTAAAAAATATCGGTATTGAAGTCACTCACAAAGGCGACAGCAGAAAAGGTGCACCTGGACAAGACGATTTATTCCCAGATGAAGAAACACAAAATCCCAAAAGCGGTGAACCACTAAACAGAAGCAGTGGTATAAGTTGGGAAAATATGGATGATGAGGCAGAGCAAAAACGTTTTGATGCATTTGATTGGGAACAGTACCCAGCAAAAATGAAAGATGTAGTTGCTAAAGAAATGGCCAACAAACAAAGCAGTGGTGGTAGTTTTAAGGTAGCATTAGATAATATACTTAAAAAAGTACTTGACGGCGATGTAGGTATAGACAAAGACGATCTAGGCAAACCCTTAGACAAGATGGCTATAGCGGCTGGTATTGAACCCGACAATGGTGGTTCCTCAAATGGCATAGCAGGTGAAACAGATTGGGGCAATTTAGCAGACCATTTAGGAATAGAACGTGGCGTAAATGACCAGGGTGTAAACTTATTGAGAAAAGTATATCAACAGTTTGATGGCGACCACAACTGGAGACCTGCTGAAACCGACGAGAACGGCAAAAATGTAATTGGATTAGCAAGATGGGGTGCCGCAGTAAGAGATGCAGAAAAATATATCAGAGACAACTACAATGTGAGTGGTGGTAACTATTTTAGAAAAGATGCAGACGGTAATGATGACGATGATGTAAGCGGAGTATACGGAAGTTCAGATTGGACAAATACAGATTACGATAAAGCCAGGAAACACAGATTGTTTAATATTATGATGCAACAGGGAATGCAGAATTACTTACCAAAAGGCGAAGTAAATAAATTGGTAGCATTTTTAAACAATCCTCAGCAAGACACCAACTTTAAGAAAGAGGTTTTAGCAATACTTAGACTTAATGGACCTTTTGATACGTTTATGGGTGCCGTAAATGCGGCAAAAGAAATTTCACAAGAAAGTATCTTTACCAAGTTTGATAAACTGCCTTTACAAGAACAGTTGCGTATATTACACGAATCAAATGTATTAGAAAAATTTACAAGAAATGAAAATACAATAAATACTAATATGAAAAAGTTTAACGAAGGCGAAGAAAGAAGTATTATTGCTAACAGTTGTGTTGAAAAATTAGTAGATGAGTTTAGTGGAAGAGAAAATCAATTTGCAAACAAAGATGATTTAGAATATGCAATATACCAAGCACTAGAAGACCTAGATGTAGAAGATTGTGTAGACCCAGAGATGGAAGTAGGCGGACAACCAATTGGGCACTTTGCTAGTGGCAGAGTAATTGATTGTTGCAGTAGCAGTGACATTATATATGATGTTATGGCTCATATGGACGAAACACAAATAGGTGAAGCAAAAAAACCAAAAATGCCAAAGCAGAATAATCCAGTAGCAAAGAACAGCAAAAACATGCCAGGTGCTGGCGCACACAAATCACCAAAAGATTACGATAGAAAAAAAATTAAAGCAGATATCCGCAAAGAATTAGATGACAGTACCTATGTAAATAATATTATGCCTAGTGTTTTTGAAAGATTTGAAAAATTACCAATACAAAAACAATTAGAATTATTGAACACACCTATTGTTGAGGGTTATTTTAAAAATTTAGATACTATAGACAAAGAACAGAAAAGACTAGGAGTAGGAAAATATAATAAAGTAAGTAAAAGTGTTAAAAAGCCTGCCGGATCATATAATAAAGAACAGCATATAAAAAATACTTACAACAAGTTTAAAACACAACATGGCGAAGTAAAGGCACAGGCTATGTTAAATAAAATGATCGACCGTGGATACTTTGACAAATCAAAAACAGAAAGTTTGTTAGGCATAGATGTATTATTAAGAACTAAAAGACTAACAGAAAACATGCCTAACAATAACAAACTTGCTATACTAAAAAAATTATTATCAAAACATTTTCCAGTTGGTAATTTAGATATGCAATTCCAGGCATATTTAGCATTACCAATACCAAGGATGATGACAGCATTTAGCCAATTAAAAAGCATAGAAGGGCCAGAAGCATGTGGTAGAGACATCCTAATGCATTTTGCAAAAAATAGATTACCAGATGCAGAAGTAAAACAACTTAATCTCAATGAAAGTTATATCAAAGAGGATGCAACAGAAGACAGATTAAACAGCATAATGACTGCATTAGAAAAAAATCCAAATTTTGCTAGACGAGTTTACAAAATGTTAAAACTTGATAAAGAGTCTGCAGACCATTTGGATATTGAAGATAGACTTAAAAATAATGACACTGGTAAGGAAAACGATCATAGAATTAATAAGAATATTATGAGACAATTAGTTTTATCACTTGAACAACTAGATCATGATTTTGACGAAATAGATGCATTTGTTGAAACTTACGGACATGCAGATTATGTAAACACAGAATTATTAAACAAGTCTGGTGTATTTAAAATTTCAGACATGTTTGTCGGAACTGATGCAGTATCTAAAGAATTTATAGATGATCTTTATGAAAAATTATTTGACTTTAGAATTAATATATCTGGATCAAACAGAGGGCCAGGTGAACTTGGATTGTGTTTACTGTCACCTAATGTAGAACTTGCTTCGGTAGGTGATATCAAAGTTAATGGCGAAGAAATAGAAGTTAAAGGTGAGGTATCGTCAGGTGGCGGTAGAATGGTTAACGGTATTGACGACTTTAAGTTTAGTGGATTAGCACAGGTCAAATCACAACTAGTACCATTTTATGAAAAGCATGATATTCCAGAAGAATTAAGAATTTACAATTTAAAAGGTGCAGTTGGCGGAGGCCGTAATCAGGGTCAGGCTCATATACTAGATCAAGCACAACAATTAGAACAAGTAAAACAAGGTGTAGGTGCTGAATTTTTAAAATTAATTGTTAGCACATATCAATTTGTTATTGACTCAGAAGAAGAAGCAGAATTAACAAGTTCATTTATGAATATGGATAAGACAAGGTTCTTAACACTTGTAGGATTAATGTCATTTAAAAATTATGCATACATGTTAAACAAAAAAGGATTCAATAGATTAATATTTTTAAATTGGAGATATGATAAAGTAGTAAATTGTACAACAGAAGAATTTCCAAAATACAGTGAGCATTTAGCATTTACAAGTTTAGATATGGCAGACAGTCAAAATGGTCCAGCAGTACAGGTATCAGTGTTAAAATGAGATTATACGAAGTAACTAAACCTGGACAATGCCCAAGAACAAAAGCAACCGAATGCAGTTGCGAAAGGCTAAGGCAATTATCAGAAGCAGAAAAGCCTATAAAAGCAGTTGCAGTACTAGAACACGGCGATGCTAAAGGCATAATTAATTTTGTACAAAAGCCAGGTAAAGCAACAATTATAAGCGGTACTATAAGCGGCTTAACAGAAGGCTTACATGGATTTCACATACACGAATTTGGCGATCTCAGTGATGGATGCGATAGTGCAGGCGGTCATTATAATCCGCATGGTGTCGATCATGGCGATGTAGATAATGGTCATATCGGCGACTTAGGAAATATAGAAGCCAACAGCAAAGGTGTAGCAGAATTTAAAATAAAATCCAAAACAATTCAATTACAAGGTGCCACAAGCATAGTTGGTAGAGCAGTTGTTGTACACCAAGACGAAGACGACTTAGGCAAAGGCGGCGATGAGGAAAGTTTAAAAACAGGCAACGCAGGTGATAGAGCAGGATGCGGTGTAATAAAATTATCTGAATTAACACAATCAGCAATAGCAGATTTAGATAAAAACATTAGCGACAAGCATTTTAGTAGAAATGAAATGCCGCAAGTCAAAGAACCAGATTTAATAGATAATGATATACCTTATAAAAAAGGCAAAATAAGTGTAACAAATATTAAACCAGTTCAAACAGATAGAGTACCAGGATTAGCACAAAAAGTTGCAGAAGACTTTCACGGTAAAGACAAGCCTTTTATACTAGATAAAAACAATTACTTGGTTAATGGTCATCATAGATATGATGCGGCTAGATTATTAGGCATAGAAAAAGTAGATGCAATAAAAGTAAATGTGCCTATTGAATTATTAATGAAACAATTTAGCCATACCACTAGTGATACAATGGTCGAACATCTAAGCGACGAGGCATCAACGCCAGAAATACACAACAAAGCATTGCAAATGGCCAAGGATGCATATAGAAAGTCTAATAAACAAGTGTCATTTACTGCATTATATGATAAGGCACTAAATAAATTACAACCCGGAAACCCACCAACAAAACTAAGTCCTGGTTTCAAGTTAGGTAAACTTCCACATGAAGAAGTAGAGTCAGTTATTCATCAATGGGTCAATCAAGAAGATCACATAGAATTAAGTAATGGCATGCATGTACTCAGTGGTGAGAATCACGGTTATGATGATAATGTAGCACTAATAGTTGATGCTGATTATAAAATATTGGACCATGATGATGACATTGTTGAACTAATGCAACAATTCACAGCACAAGAAATAAACCCAAGCATTGTAGAAAACTTTGACGATGGTAAAAAGAAAGGCAAAAGCAGACCAGGTAGAGTAAAACGTAGTGGAGCAAGTTGCAATGGTAGTGTTACAGCATTACGCAAACGTGCAAAAAACAGCAGTGGTGAAAAAGCAAAAATGTATCATTGGTGTGCTAATATGAAGTCTGGCAAAAAGAAAACAAATGAAGATATGGAGAATTTATCTCCTAGTGCAAAACTGGCAGGCGAATATATTGACAGTGACGTTAAGAGTGGCAAAATTAAAAACCTAGATGACCTCAAAAGATATATAGTAGAATTACGACTTTCAAGGATAATAGATCATGCCGAAGATGCCAGAGCACTTTGGATACATCACTTGACCGTCAATCCACACAATTTACCAGATGCAGTCAACGAATCAGCATTTGAAAATTTAAAATTACCAACTTGGATGTCACATACCAGTTTAGAAAAATTATTTGCACAAGAGTACGGTCCTAGATACGGTGACTATGTTGCACATATGGACCTAGACAGTGACGACGATTTGGCAATGAATGCCAGTGGCATGGGTGATATGGCTTTTGAAATGGTTAAAGCAAATGATATCAAAGTTATGCAAAAATTCTTAGCACAAATGCCTGTGCAGTTTACAGTAGATGACCTTAGATTAGACGACGGTATTCAAGTTTGGCATCTAGTTCAACAAAACAAAACTGTACACTAAACATTCAATAAATATGTACTATGCAAATAGTACATCATCCTAATTGGTATAGAGATTTTTTAGAAGACATGGCCCGCAGAGGCCCAACACATCTTAGAGATGCCAGTCGACATTGTCCTATTGACAATACCATTAATAGTTTTACACACTTCCTGGGAGATAAAAGTTTTATCAAACCTAGAGATCAGATTGATGAATCAAAAAGTTTCTTTTACATGATTAGTATTGATTGCTGTGACGATGACAGTATTGCAGAACTAATTTACTATGGCAGAGAACTTGTAAATCAAAAATTAGTAAGACCTTACATTACACAAGAAGCAATAGATGATTTAAATAACTTTCACAACTGCGGATTAATAATAGAAAATGCGGCTGAAGGGCATGCCAGTGATAAACTGTTTGACGCATTGCATATATTAGTTAGCCAAGTAGGTATACCATTTGAAAAAACTTATTACACAAATAGCACTCAAAATTTAAGAGAAATGTATGACAAATATTTACTTAATAAACCTTATGCTACAATAGACAAAATTAAAATGTTTAATTGCGGCGGGTGGAATGAATTGGTATGTCAACAAATGCTCGATGACAATTATCAGATTGAAAAAGAGGAAGACATGTGCGAGTTTAGAGCAGAAAATCTTATTGATTCTGATGAAATGTGGAGTTTATCTGTGGAATGCTCTAAGCCATTAGAACATATTAGAGAGGATGTTAATAAACCGCATTTATTCTTGTATAAACATATGAATGCAAAACGTGGGTTTAGAACATTGTTTTTAGCATTACTTCACAAAGAACATTTACTTGACAATAATTTATACAGCACACCTGAAGAATGGAGAGGTACGCAAAGTAGTGCTGTAAAATATATTAATTCTATAACATGGGACAGAAATTGGGCAGAAGGTTTCGAAGAATTGTACCCTACATTATTAAATGTTAGAGGCAAAATACCAACATACATTGATAGAGAACACAACCATTTAGACTTTGATCCTAACACAAATTTTAGTAGCGATAATTATATGTACTACAATGCTAGAAGAAACTGTGATATTGAAATTGTAGGCGAAAGTGAATTTGAAGGTTCTATATTTTTAACAGAAAAGTTTCTCAAAGCAATTATATTTAAACAACCTTTTATAATACTAGGCTCTACTGGCAGTTGGGAAAAGATTAAACAAATGGGTTATATATCATACGAGCCATATATTAAAGAATCTTATGATAAAAACGATGACGAACTACACCGTATGAATGAAATAATTCAAGAAATCAAACGATTAACAGACTTAAAACGCGATAAACAAGCATGGAAGGATTGGCTACAAGGTGTGAATAGAATTGCTGTACAAAATTATAATATCTATTTGAACAACCTAATACGTCGTGTAAGAATGAAAACACTAGATGATTATGTAGCAGGCACAGGTGAATTAGGAATTCCTATACAAGAGTTAGGCGATTAAAGATAAATACATATATGCGTATAAAAGAGGTTGACATAAACATAGATTCGTTCTATAATAGTATCAATGAAACAGTAGCAGGTGCTATTGGTGGCGTGGCAATGCCTCTATTCAAAGAACCAATAAAACGCAAGCCTACTAAGAAAAAGAAGAAAAAGAAAAATGCGTAGCATAGACAGTAAATACGGATTAACATACATAATGGGCGAAGAAATCTCATTTTGTGAAACATTAAAAGAGTTTGGAACATATTACAAAGGCAAAATGAGCGAAAGGCAAATTCAGATTGCTGAAGATTTAAGAAAAAGAGAGATAATTAAACTAGTAAAACTCAAAGATGGACAAGACGGATATAGACTATATGCAACAAGTAAACGAATCTGATTTAAAATCACAACTTCAAGAAGTACTAAGTGGTATTATTGCTACTTTAGATATATATGAAGTCGTTGACAATGGCGATACTTACGATATAGTAAATCTTAAAAACAATGAAATAGTATGCGAAGAAATACATTTAAACATTGTTGCAAATATTGTTGCCGCGGCAATGAATACTGGCGAAGATCTAAATACGTCTACTATAGATAAGATATTAAAAACAGAAAAATATGCTGTATCTAAAATGGTAGAAGTCAAAATATACGAAGAGTTGACGGAAAATTCTACAAATTTTGACAGAATGGCAATTTATGAAACCAAACTTACAGAGGCAGAACACAAATCTAGTAATGCAATTAACAATTTGCTGTCACAATGTCAACTGTTAATCTCCTTATAAAAGTACTTCTTTGATAAATATAACTATTAGAAGGGACTACTATGGAAGTAAAACATTTAAATTCAGATAACTTAACTAGATTAGGTAAACTTCAGAATTACCTAACAGAAAATTATGACATCAACGTCAACAAAGTTTTACCTAAGCAGAAGTTAGAACAAGCATATCAAAATGTTGAAAAAAGACTTGTAAATTTAAGAAATAAAAGTAACAAGTTTCAACAAGATCCTAACTATGGTATGAATATTATGGTTAGAGATGCATTAGGCATCATGATAAACGAAGGTCTATACTACGAAGGTGAAACATATCGCAGACTAATGGACGAACTGCATGAATACAGTTGCTCATTAGCAGAAAGTGGCGACGACTACGATACTATAATGGACAGTTGCAGTAAAAAATATGAGGCCATGCCTGCTAGATATCCAAAAGATATGATACTAGCCGCTATTGCAGAAAAAATAATGCCTATGTTCGATGGCAGTATGCAAGAAGACATAGAAGACGAAATAATGGACGTTATTGACGAACCAGAAGTAAAAATTAATGTAGATAATTCAGAAGATATCCCTTCAAACTTCGAAAATGCTACGGAAGAAATGTTAGCAGAACTAATTGGTGATTATCTAGGAAAAGATAATTGGAAAGAATTTGCATTAGGCGAACTATTTTCAGAATTAGAAAGTGTTGATATAGAAAAAGCAAATAAGGTAGATAATATGGCAAAAAAATATGGAATAACAGACTTAAAAGAAATGAAGCAATTTGAAACATTCTTAGATGATCTAGTAAGCGAGATGGTTGGAGATGACACAATTACTGAAGAAATTTCAGGTACTAGTGTTGAAGAAGCAGAAGTTGTTATGGCGGCAAGAGCCTTAAGTAACGACATTCAAGACCACATTGAAAGAATCGGTAGAATGGCAAACGAAGATATACCTTCAATTGCTGATTCAATGGCACATGAATTTGGTGCACAAAAAGCCGCAGAATTCAAAAATCAAATGGAAGGATTACTAAGTTCTTTACTTGATGCTAACAAAAGTTCAAAAGAAGGTGTCGACGCTCTTATTGGTACAATGACTGGAGAAGAATCAGCCGCACCAATGCCATCAGAAGATCCACTAGGTGGTGACATGATGGAACCAGCACTAGATGAACCAGTAGATGATTTTGCTGGTGCAGACGCAGAAGCAGGACCTGAAGAAGAACCTCTAGGTAGAGCAGAAAAGATTTAATCATGAGGTTTACGGACTTTGCACTCACAGAATCTGACATGAATGATGTTACATCAGACGTTAAGGAACTTGTTATTAACAAAATAGACGGTGGTGTGCAGTCTGCAAGTCTTGATGCATTTGTAGAAGAAGTAAACAATTTAGGTATTCCAATTTCAAAAGCAATGCTTAGATTAATTTTAGAGTCACCAGAGTTTGAAAACTTAATTGCAAACGTAGACAATTCAGAAATAGAATTTAATACACCTGGAAATGTGCCAGACGAAATGGTACCAGAACCAGAAGACATGGAAAATAATGTTTCTAACTTGGCAACATCGGCCGCTAACCAAGGCATAGGAGATGAACTAAATGTCTGATAGTATTTTTATAAACGCAACAGAGGCTCGTAGAAGAAGCCGAGATAGTGTTGTAATTCTTAATGAAGTCAGAGCACTCGAAGCCAATGTCTTATCAAACATAAGTGCAGGTTCATTGCAACTAATACAATCAACAGGAACAACAATGACTGGTAATACTTCTTATTACCAAGCCTACAATGGCATAACAACTAACACTACTATAACTGATCAAATCAGTACAGTCAAAAAACATTTCACTGACAAAGGGTATTCGGTAAATATTACTACAAATTCATCAACCGGAAATACAATTCAGTGGACAATCAAGTGGTAGCAGAAAGCCTTTTAGAAAACAAATACAATTACCCCCAATTAAAAAGAGTTACAGCAAAGTCAGGACAACGCCAATACACTGGTGATGACAACAAGCCTGTACCTAGTGTCACAACCATCCTATCAGATACAGGAGACAAGTCGGCATTGATTGCCTGGCGTAAACGTGTAGGAGATGCAGAAGCAACTCGCATAAGCACAGAAGCCGCAGGCCTTGGTACCAAAGTCCATAATGCATTAGAAAAGTATATACTTGGCGAGGAATGGAACACTTTTGGTAATAATCATGTTAGTGTGTTAGCAGAATCAATGACGTCAGAAATGATCGACAATGGATTAACTAAAATAGATGAACTATGGGGTGTTGAAGTAGCCTTAATTGCCAAAGGATTATATGCAGGTACGTCAGATGCTATCGGTATATACGAAGGCGAACATGCTATTATCGATTTTAAAACTGCTAAAAAAATTAAAAAACGCGAATGGATCGAAGACTACTTTATGCAAGGATGTGCATACGCATTAGCACATAATGAAATGTTCGAAACAAAGATACGAAAAGTAGTCATACTCATGGTAGACAGAGAATCCAAATTTAAAGAATTCATTATTGAAGGTGAAGAATTTGACAAGTACTGTGGTAAGTGGGCCGAAAGATTGGCTGATTACTATGGAAAAGTTGATGCACAAAAAGTCTAGCATACGTTTATCTGCAAAGTAAACAAAAAAGATAAATAGTTGTATGGCAGAAAAAGAAATAATTATATCACGAATGCAACAACGCAGAGGTAATCGTATAGATTTACCTCAACCCTTACGAGCGGGGGAGATAGCATTAGCATCAGACAGCAAAGAAGTATTCATAGGCTTAGATCCTGAGATAGGAGTCACGGCTCAAAATGCAAATGTTGTTTCAGTTAATAATATAGCAGAAGGCTTTAATTATGCTAATTCATATCTAAATAATAATTTTGTAAGACTTATCATGCCTAGTAAAAGATTCCCTACAGGAACTTTTAACGGTACTACAAACAATACAACGTTTATAGTCAGTAGCAGTAGCGGTCAAGCACACGGACAACCTGTATTTAATGCAAGTATAACAACAGGAAATATTAAAAACGTGTTTGATTCCAGTGCATTTGAATCAACAGATTTTACAGGTGCTAAAAATGGAGTTGCATTAAGTACAAATGCCACAAGAACTGCGGCTAACTTGCTTAATAACGAATTTTTTGTATCTTCGCCAACAAGTACAGGTCAAAACACTACCATAACATTCGGCAATAATCCAACTGGTACAGATGATATCACAATAAACTACTATAGTAATGTCGATATTATTAATGCTATGTTTGACACAGGTGTTATAGGAACTACATCAACAACAGGATTTTATGAAGCAAAAAGTGTTGCTAGTTATAGACAATTTAATAATGCGTATATTAGAGCAGATTACGAAGTAGGCACAGCATTTATTGGTCTAGAAGACAAACACACAGAAGTGTTTGCTGATTCGGGCACAGTGGCTTCGCCTGCCGGACCGTTGACATTGTCTAACATAATTTTAGAAGCCGCACCTGATCTTAGCAATCCTGCGGCTAATGTTATTTCAGAAATATCTTTAACTCCTGCAACTAATTTAGACCTAGTTGTCAGCACAATTAATAATGATGCAACATTTAGAGCAACAAAAGTATCAGACACAACATTCTTTATTGCATGTGATAATCAATTTCAAATTAGATTTACCGATAGCACAGATGCCACAGAATTATCATTAACGCCAAATGCAACATATACCAAGGCAAATAATTCAATCAAAGGTCAATTAGAAAACTGGATTCATGGCTCATTAAATGACCCTGCGTTTAACATGTTTGTAGCGGCGCAGGTTGGCAATAAATTTAATTCAGGTGCAACTAGAATTAGTAAGTATACACCATCGACTAGCAGTGAAAATTTGACATTAACTTTTACAGGTAATCAAGAAGCAGAAAACTTTTCAACAATAACAAATAAAATTTTTGGTGCCAGTGCAAATGCAGATATCACTGGATTAACAAATATCAAAACCAATCAAAGATTATTAACACAAGACGACTATGCTGTTCTATTAACAGGTTCCGCTAATTCATTATTCGAAGCAATACCAAAAACATGTCTAGCAGGTGCAACAACCGATATTGCATCGTTCCAAGTTTCAGATGTCGATAGTGCCATTATAGAATATTCAGTAAGAGCATCCGGTGGTTCTGGTAATGCGTATACTAGAACTGGAACAGTACACATGACAGGCAGTAGTGTACTTGCAGACGCAACACTTAATGACACTGGTGCTGTGATGCAAAACGGTTTTGGCTCAACTACATTTGATTTAAGTGCAGTATGGGACGGCTTATCAAATACAATGAAATTAAGAGCAACAAATAATTTATCAGATGGAACAACAAGACCAGCCACATTTAAATATCTAGTCAGAAAATGGTTGGGATAATTGCTTGACCAAATAACAAATCCCCAGCAACGATTATCTATATGGCGAGACTATAAAAACGGTCGCCCAACACTGGAAAATGTGTTACAATACATCAATTGTATAAAACCAATAAGTAGAACTTTTGATTACTATACTCCTAGTCATTGGCCCACACCATGGGAAATATTAGACCAAGGCTTGTTTTGTGTAAGTGGTAAAGCAATTTTATTATACCATACACTAGCACAATTAGAATATATAGATACAAAAAATGTTAGGTGGATTGTAGCAGAAAATAAAGAAATTTTTGAAGAAGGACTTGTGTTTTTTGACGGAGTATGTTATTATAACGTTTTACCGGATACAAGTGTAAATATTGAAAATTTTGATAATTACATAACAGTTAGAGAAATTATTAGACAGGAAAAACTCACAAAGATTTATGAAAGTTACAAAGAGAGACGGCACTAAAGAAGACCTAAACATTGACAAATTACACAAGGTTGTGATGTATGCAGTAGAAAACCTCACTGGAGTAAGTGCATCACAAGTAGAAATCAACAGCCGGATACAATTCTATGACGGCATTAATTCAACTGATATACAAGAAACTTTGATTAAAAGTACAGCAGATCTTATATCAGAAGAAACACCAAACTATCAATATGTTGCTGGTAGATTAATCAATTACCATTTGCGTAAGCAAGTATACAACACATTTGAACCACCATGTCTTTGTGATATTGTACAAAAAAATATTGATGCTGGTTTTTATGATCCAGAATTTGTAGAACTATACACAAAAGAAGAAATCAATGTATTGCAATCTTATATTAAGCATGACAGAGATGAAGATTTAACCTATGCGGCTATGGAACAATTTCGTGGCAAGTACCTAGTACAAAATAGAAGTACAGGTGAGATATACGAAACACCACAAGTAGCATATATGATGATTGCGGCAACATTGTTTAGCAAGTACCCTGCTAAGAAAAGAATGGCGTATGTGAAAGCATACTACGATGCTATTAGTACATTTAGAATTAGTTTACCTACACCAGTAATGGCAGGTGTGCGTACACCACAAAGACAATTTAGCAGTTGCGTACTCATTGAAACTGATGATAGTTTGGATAGCATTAACGCAACGTCTAGTGCTGTAGTTAAGTATGTAAGTCAAAAGGCAGGCATTGGTATAGGTGCAGGTAGTATTAGAGCAATTGGTTCTAAGATTAGGAGTGGAGACGCAACTCACACAGGAGTTATTCCCTTCTACAAACTATTCCAATCAGCAGTTAAGTCTTGCTCACAAGGTGGAGTAAGAGGTGGAGCGGCTACACTATACTATCCTATTTGGCATTTAGAAGTTGAAGACTTGCTAGTATTAAAGAACAACAAAGGTACAGAAGATAATCGTGTA